TTTTCCTCTCTAGTTATAAGGATGCCTATGGCAAACTATCTGCTATCTTGCCTGACGCTGCCTTTGCAGCCTCGATGCAATAACGCTAACAAGTCCGCCATGTACCTTGGTATCCTTCAGCATGTCATCGCCGTTATGATCGGTAGCGACACCTGCCCTTTCAGGAGGCGTACCGATTGTTCTTATTTTTGTCTTTGAAAGGTAGTTCTTTTCTGCCTCTCGCCGACCCTCTTCTTTTGCCTTCTTTATGGCTTCCTGAAGATCATTCTGCCGCTTTTCAGCGGTAAGCATCTGGTGAGCCGAAATAAGGTTATGCCCAGGATTTTGCGCAATGAATTGCTGCAAAGTTCCGGCATTAAACATCTGCACGAAGTCGCTGTTCTTCTGTGCATATGCGTCAAGCTGCCTGTTGACTTGGCCTTTGAATTCCTCCTCCTGCTGCTGACGCGCCCTTGCCTGTAGCATTTGCTCAACCCGCTTTTCAGTTTCATAGGCGGTTTGGCGAGCTAGGTTTCTGGCATACCCGACTGGATCTTCTTCCTGCCAGTCTCTTATGCGATCTTGCGAAAGCGTGGTAATGTCAGTAAAGTCCAGCTCTTCCTCTTTCTGCGCAGGCTGCTGTTGCTGTGGTTGCGCCGCGACTGCCTTCTGCGCAACATCACGCCAATAGTTCCGGTCCTCAAGCACTTCTTTCCAGCGAGGGTGCTCGTGAAACGGTACGTTCTCTTCAGCCTTTGCAGCTTCCGGTTGTGCAGCTTCTTTCTCACCCCCAGGCTGTTCCGCCGCCTGGCTATCGGTTGTGTCAGTTTCACCAATGGTGCTGACCGGCTGAGACTCCTGCTGCGGCTCTTCGCTTTGAGCAGGTGACGAGTCTGCTTCGGAGGGAAGATCCTCCACGGTGCTTAGCGTCATTCCTTCATCTTGCATGTGCAATCCTTTAATGTTGGTTTATATGAACTGGTTGATACACTCAGCCAGTAAAGTGCTATATGTTAATGCGTGACCGCTCTCTATAGGCTTCCATTACCTTGTCTGCGTGTCGGGAAACGTCAAACTCCTTGCGGTTGATCGGCTTCTCGCCTGGCTCCATATGCCTTATGCCTTCTTTGCGCATCCAGTTCTTGTAGTTGGTCCTGGTAGGATTGCGCAGAAACTCAACCACATGCGGTGCCTTGCTTTCCTTATCCACTACGTCGGTTATGCTGCGTATCCAGGCCGCATCGTCATTATTGGCCTCAACGCTGCCCACGCTGACTATGCGCCTTGTTGCACCACCGCAATCTGAACAAGTGCCTATGCGGTCATCAACCGTCTTAACCACCTCTTCAATATGTCCGCACCGCTCACACTGGTAATCGTATAAAGGCATACTCACTCCACGTTGTTTGATTTCATGCCACGCTCATTGTACCCAGGCCGGTTCTTAAGCGTAGACTTAAGGCCGTCAGCAACGTCTTTCTGGATACCTGCAACAAGCTCTGCCCTCTTGATCTTTAAGGACTCCTCATCAAGCCTAATGCCATTCAGCTTAACCTGCTGGTCAATGCGCTCGCTGGCTATCTTTTCCATTGACAACTGCGCATTTGCCTCCTGCGCCTTTGCCGCAGCCATGTTTGCCGCTGCCTGTGCCTGCCGCTACTGCGCCTGTGCAAGGCTTTGCTGCGCCTGCGCTTTGGCGCTTTCAGCCTCAGCTTTCTTTGCCTCAAGTTCAACCTGCTGCATTTGCTCTTCCGGCGTAGGCTGTGGTGGCCCTTGCTGTTGCATGATCTTCTTCAATACCTGCATAAAAGGCGGTATTTTGTTATCCTTCATTGCACGGCCAAATTCCTTGTCGTCCATTGTGGCAACTTGCTGAAAGTATTGCGCTAGCTCTTTCGGTAAGCCAAGAGCGGTAAGCTTCTCTAAGATCATGCCAACCGGACCCGCTTGCAGCTCCTTCATGATCTCTTCATAATCAGCATACTCAAGCTTGTTCAAAAGCTGCTTTGAGGCGGTAGGACTGCCAGGAGGCCCGAAAGCACCAAGCTTGAACAGCTCAATGGTCTCATGCCGCTGCTGCACCTTGGAAACAGGCAGCGTTGACCCAGGCACAACACTTATTCTTGTCGGTATGAGCAGGTCCTCGCCACGAGCAACCACAGGGCCATCGTCCTCATCGGTGGCAAAGTTGCGCTCCTCGGTGTACCAGTTCTGCATCAAAGATACAGCCATCTTGCCACGCTCACAAATCAGGTAGTAGTAATTCCTGATCTTGCCCCTAAGTATGCGGCCTACATTTTCTATGACCAGTGCGACAGTATCGTAAGCAAGGCGGTCTGGACTTTGGCTGCTAGGAGCATCAAAGTCAAACATGCCGGATACAAGCGCAAACATTTCTTTGAACAGCTCTATGGACTGCGTCAAGTCCTGCGGCACATTCGGAAAGTCAAGCCACCTAATGCCAGCGGCCACATTTGAATTGGCAGGATTTATAATGCTTGGCACATTGGTAAAGTCCTCATTCTCAACGCCGGAGTCACGAGGATTGACTATCTTAGGTCTGGCGATCTTGTCTTTTAAAAGAACAAATTGCGATATGGATTTGTCCAGCTCAATGTTAATGCTTTCAAGCTGCTCAATATCCGATATGCCCCACGGATCGGACGTGTCAATTATTGATACTGTCCTGGTAAAAGGAAACCTGTCATATAAGTACGAATACCTGGACTTTTCAGGCGCAATGTTCGGATTGATATTTGGGTTAGGCGTATCCTCAAGCACCAGCTCGCCGCCGTTGCAAACAACAATCTTCCTTATGTTGCCAGGATACATAGGCTTTGAGACTTCCTGCTGAACCATCTCGGCAACCTGCTGGCCGTCAGGCAGCGTCATTACCTGCTCTGTGCTGACAATCTCCTTCTGCTCGGTGTAGTCCTTTACCCAACATTCGCAGACAACCGTTTCGTCGCCCTCGCTTGCCATGTCGCCCTTATTGCCTGCGAGTATGGTCTTGAACGTTGAGGCTATTTCAGTGACATACCCTCGCAGCCTGCCATCAGCCTTTGGCCCACTGGCTAATTCACGCCTCGCATCGCCCAGTTCTTTAATAAGATCAGAATCAGCCCGTATCTTAGAAGCAAATTCAGGATACTTTCTTCTAAGTGCTCTAACGCAAACAGGATAGTAATACAGCACCGCCTCGGCGTTCTGTACTTCATCAGTCTTGACAGGATATAAACCAAAGTAGAACGGATCAACATTTACTGTTTCAACCTCACCAAGGCCAAACTCAAGTTCAGGATTAAACCGCACATGCTCAATCGAGCAGCCATATGTTTCGCCATCAGTCACGCTGTAGACAAACTTCTTCTGCTGATTGGTGTCAACCCACCACTTCTGCGTGGCCTTGTGTATCTTGTCGTATATCGGTTTAAACTGCGTATCGTTGCCAGCAATTCTGGCGACATTAAAGCTAGGATTATTGTCGGTTAAGGTGTTTATGGTTTTTTGGCGAACACGATAAATCAGGTTTACGGTCGTCAGCGGCACCTTGGTTGTCGTGCTATTGCGCCAGTGCTTGCCTCGTGCCAGCTCGTAGTTTCGCTCCCACTTACCATGCAGGCCAATATTCTTCTTGTCGTTTAGCACTTCCTGCATTATGGAGAATACTGTTTCGCCAACCTTGCTATCGCCTTTCGGCGGTATTAAATTGACACTGTATTCTTCGGTGGTGCTTTTTATCTCTTCTTGCGGATACTTGTTCTCGTCCATGCATTATCCTTAATGGGGCAATAAAAAAAGGCAAGTGTGGGGGTACGGCCCCGCACTGCCTTTCTTTATTCTTGCGTTCTGCTAGTGGCCGCCAGCAGAAACCCCAAGTTTATATTCGGTTGTATTGTGGATTATTTAGCTGGTAGGTGTAGCTTTAATCACCCCCTCCCCAGTCATAGGTTCTTTTTATCGTGGCGCACTTAAGCACCTTGTCTGCTTGCTTGATTAATTCAAGGCTGGTCAAATGACCAGACGTAAGCAGACCGCTAACAAACTTCCTGTAAATATCAATCTCCCACTGTAGTTTTTCTATGGTCGTATGGCACTTTTCCAGGGCACCTTCTTTTAGCTTGATTGTTCCTTCAAGCCATAGCTCCCTTGCTGACGGTGCGTATCCCTGTTCGAACTCTACTCTTCCTAGATGCTGCATGTATCTTCTTTCTACAAAGGAATTCCATTTTAGCAATTAAAGCAATAAGCTCTTCCTTGCTAAAGCTGTTATAATCAGCCTTCTTGATCCTTGTAGTACACACGCTTTTTCTTTAGCATCTTCCAGTTGACATGCTGGATAGATCCATCCTCATATTGTATTTTAACCTGGTGCCCGTCACGCCCAAGATACTTGGCCGGTATTTCATGAAAGAACACTTCTTCACCTTCCTGAAATTCTTTCGAGCTGGCTACACTAATATATTCAACAACTTCCGCTTCCTTTAGTTTCTTTTCCTGCTCTTTTGCATCAATCTGTTCTTTTTTCTTCTGGCTATAGACCTTCAGCTTGCCGTGCTGAGTTGTAATCTGGTCCGGTTCATACATTGCCCTGCGCCTGCAATATGGACACAAAAGTGCCAACCAGTCCGCTTCGGGACGGAACGGGGCAGGCCTGCCATGAGCCGGATCAAAGGTTTTAAACATAAACCCCATAAGCGGAGTAACTAGTTTTTCCTCATCCACAATGCCTATCTTCTCAAAGCAAACTTCACAATGCAGGTATAACTGGTCATTATGGACGACTGGTTTTTTAACTTCTTCTCTTACTTCAAGACAAATCATTATAGTTCTCCAAGCCTTGATATTAATTTTTCTCTTGCGAGAATAAGTTCTTCCTCATTATCTGATTCAAAGTAAGAGAGAAAAGGCTCGTTATAACCCTTTACAAAAAAATAGTACTTTTTTAATCGTTTGCTGTCAGAAGTTTTTATTTCCTCAATTTCTAAACATTTCTTTACAATATTATCAACATTATAAACTTTTCCATTTAATTCTATTTTATTCATATGGTAGAAATTCCTTTGCTAGGCTTCTTTAACGCCTCGGCATATGGGTCATCGTCCAGGGCAACAGGCTTCTTTGCAATAACCTTTGCCTTCGGCTGCTTCGCCACCTGCCTTGTCTTGGTTACACTGCACCTGCCCATGAAAAAGCCAGTCATCATGGAAACGTACATTATAGCCAAATACATTATTATTTCAGTCATGCACCAGTAATCCACAGCAGTGTTCTTCCTAATATTGCAAGTATAGCATAAAATAGTATACTTTCAATCACTACCTCATACCATAGTGGCCTTCTATACTGTCTCGTATAATATATCTGACTCAGAATATTTTTTATCATAAACTGCATACCCATATTCGGCATCAGGTGCGGTTATGCCCCACAAATGATCTGAAAGGGCTTTCTCAACCATGAGGCCCTCCACAGTATTGTCTCTGTGTGTGCGCCTCTCAAGCCTTTCTATGCGCCTGTCTATCTCAGAAAGCACTACTTTATCGGCAACACGCATTGGCATGGCAAAGGTAAGCGCAAGCGCATCGGCAACGTCAGGCGACGGCAGCCCTCTGGCCTTCATATCCTTCTTTTTCTCTATAAACAGCTTGCTTTTGTTATCGAATGAATACTCTATTGCTATTAACTGGTCTTTTAGCTCCTGGTCGTTCTGGATTGAGCCGCCATCAACCAGCCATTTTTTCATATCGGCGTACATTTCCGCCCGCTTATTGGCATAATTGCTGATATTGATCGGCGTTTCACCGGCATTAACCTCAAATATGTTCAAATGACCAAGGTGCCGCAGTCTATCCACGACACCAGCGCCAACACCGACCACATCTACGAAAACCGACTTTGGCTTATAAGAATTTATGTGTTCGGCGACATAACCAGCCAGCGACATTGTGTTCGTTTCGGTGTATTTGCTGACATGGTGCGTCTGGAAGCCTTGCCTGACGTAAATAATGCTCTTATCGTCGCCAAATCTGGCAACATCAACGCCAATTACTATGGGTGCCCAATCCCAAATGTCATGCCGGACACGGTAATTCCTGTTTATGGCCTCATCAACCACATGCACAGGTATGAATTGCTCAACGGCCTGCCTTGGAAACTGGCCTTTTACACGAACACGCACAAAGTCGGAGTCAATACCATAGTCTTCTATCCACTGCTGCAACTGCGCCTTGTTGGTTTTCTTGGCTAACCGGCTATCAACCTGGTATGTAAGCCATCTATGGCTGAATTTGCCAAAACATTCTTTAAATCTGCCAGTGTTTCTGGTCGGGTTTCCAAAAGCAAGCCATATTGCGCCTGGTGTGGTCATTGCGCCTTCGGTAACTTCCCATATTACGTCATCTATGTTACTGGCTTCATCATACATGACCATAACATGCTGACCATGCGTACCGGCAAATGCTTCAGATCGGTCTTTTGACCACGGAATATTTGCAGCAAACCATGTTTCAGGGTGGTCTATATGGTAAAACTTGGTCGCAGTCCAGTTAAACCAGTGCTTATTAAGCGATAACTTGTGCCATTTGGCTAATTCACGCCATGTTTTTGTTTCTAACTGCGTCTTTGTGTTGGCCGTTACAACAATATTGGCATGTGCCCTGGTGGAAATGAACCAAATTATAATCCAGGCTATAAGCGCCGTTTTTCCGATACCGTGGCCTGACGAAACGGCCACCTTAACCGCCTCGTCAAGCGTCTGGACACGAACGCCAATCTTGTGCAAAACATCAATCTGCCAGTCATCAGGGCCAGTTTCATTGGCAAGCTCGCCTTCGCCCCACATAAAGTTAAACTTTACGAAGGTCAAAGGATCATTGAAGCACTTTCCAATGCACTCAATGAGCTTTTCTTCCTGCTGCTGCGATTGATACTTAACCGCCATAGCTTCCGCCCCTTGCCAGCATTTTTTCAAATTCGGTCAGCGGCCTGCCAAGCTGCGCCTGTTGCTCCTGCATTTTCTGTTCAATGCCTTGTGCCATTGCCATTTCCTGCGGCGTGGTTGCCGTTGGACTTGCCTGATAGCCGACCGCAGTCCTTTGTGGTTTTCTTGCAGCAGCGTCTATAAGCTGCCTTTCACGATCAGATAAGGCCCTGTTAGCAGCGGAATAACCGCTTTGTGACCTTGCCATTGGCGTGGCGGCATTGGCGTTCATCTGCGCATCTACCATCCTTGGCGCAATTTCAGGCGGTATTGTGCCACCGGCAGCATTGCCAATCGCAGTACCTTGCCCACCGGCCATTGACCCGCCGCCTGTTGGCCCTTGGCTTATATTGGCAGGATTATTGGTAGGCATAGCCATGGGGCCTTTTTGGCTGCCTTGCATTGCATATTCGGAACCTTTAAAATAATTTTGTAGTTCATTTTGCTGTTTAGTAAAATCACCATAAGATAATGGTTGTAATCCCATTTTTTGTCTAAATGAATTTTCCTGTTGATATTTATTTTGCATCTGCTGATCTGGTGTGTATTGCTGCTTTGCAATACGATTACCAAATTGGTCTACTCCACCACCAGACTGCTGATGGTATCCTGGCGGTTTACCATATACAAATTGCCCAGTAGTTGGGTCTGTATACCCTTCGCTTCTAGTCCCAACATTTTGTAGTTGTGGAACACCGGACTGCTGCTGCCCACCATACTGCTTGGCCTGTATGCCCATGGGCGCACCAGAATATCCACCAGTCCTTGCACCAGGATTGCCGAAATAGCCACCAAGCATGTTCTGCCACCAGTTTCTTGCACCAACACCCATGCCTTGGCCACCACCGGCAGGGCCACCACGCAACATGCCACCACCTGTAGGGCCACCAGTAGTGGTAATACCCATGCCACCACCAGTAGGTGCAGTGCCACCGCCAGTGGTAGTACCGCCACCGCCATTAATATAGTCCTCATAGGTAATGCGCCGTGGGCTATACATGGGGTTTATGTTCATGCGGTCATAGTTGCTCATGTTGCGCCACTGGTTGCCACCAGCGGGCATCTGCCCAGAAAAACCAGCTCCTGGTATCATGCTTCTGTTTGCCTGTATGCCGATAGGAATTGCCATCTTACTTACCTCATTCCATATTCAATCTGTGGCGATATTTCCGGCGGTACGCTCGGAATATCTATGGTTATTAGAAAATAGGCTATGAAAGCCACCTTTAAGATCAGCCAAAAAATAACCAGCTTCTTAAGAATAGACATACTACACGGTCTCCTTAGTTCCATCTAACATTAACAACCTTAATTAAACCATCTTCAAGCAATTCATCAGCAATATCGTCTGGTATCATATAAACTTCACCTTTTTCGACGATAAAAAGCTTCTTATTTCTCGTTTCGCACACGAATGAATTAATTGCTTCGTACTGGTGCGACATCATCCTTATGCCTATCCTTCAGCTCACCACGCTT